GATGCACACTGACTGGATGTTCTTCGATGAGTCTTCTCAGACATCCACTTTGGGTAGTGCAAATATCACCAATTTAGATATGTCCCAAGTTGTAACCGCAAGAGAGATGCTCAGAGGGTCAGACTTTGCATCTAACACGAGTGATATTACTGGGTGGGATGTTTCTAAAAATAGAGACTTCACATCTATGTTCCGTGAATCAGTATTCAATCAGGACATTAGTGGATGGACTATTTGTGCAGATAAAACCACACCTATCACTGACGTAGTTGCGTCTTACTGGACGGACTCTGGTGTCACAATCAATCAAAACACTTACTCAGACTTTGATTACATGCATGATTGGGACGATTACGCTCCGACAGGTGGTTACCCACTGAGCAGCGCTGGTGTCCACGGTGTAATTTTACAGTCAATGTTTCATGACAATGAAACTTTCAACCAACCTATTGGTAGTTGGGATACTTCAGCTGTATTCAGATTTGATGAAACCTTCACCGAATCTTCATTCGATCAAGACCTAAGCGGATGGGACACTTCTCACGCAAGAACAATGGCAGATATGTTTGATGCATCTGAATTTACGGGTCAAGGTGTCGGTAGTTGGGATGTGTCTAATGTGATTAGTTTTTACGACATATTCAAAAATACTTTTTTCAACGCCACAGTAACAAATTCAGATATTTCTAGTTGGAACACAGGAAGTGCTGTCAATATGTCAGGAATGTTTTCTGTTGCTGGTTCTGTGTGGACTGGTGTTCCAGCTCCTTTCGGTGCAGATATCGGTGGATGGGATGTTTCTAATGTCAAAGATATGTCAGAGATGTTTGAAGAGAACGAAGACTTTGACATCAACATCGGTGCGTGGGACGTATCTAACGTGGACACTATGAACGAAATGTTCCAAGACTGTCCTTCGTTCAGTAATGACGGAAGCGCAGACATCGCCAACTGGGACACATCTAGTGTAACAGATATGGGTGAGATGTTCGAGAACGCAACATCATTCAACCAAGATTTGAGTGGATGGGACGTGTCTAGCGTGACTGAATACGATCAGTTTGATAACGGTGCGTCGAGTTGGACGTTACCGAAGCCTAACTTTACATAAGACATAGATATATATTATGAGAGACAACAGTAAACCACCTGCTCTTTTTGATGAGGAGCAGAAGAAAAACTTTGTTCATGAACAAGATTACGAGTACTCTCGTGATACTTATTATGACCTAATTGAAAAAGGTCGTGAGTCTCTAGAACTCATGATAGAAGTCGCACGTGAGAGTGAACATCCTCGTGCGTTTGAGGTTCTATCTGGTATGATAAAAGGCATCGCAGATGTCAATGACAAGTTGATGGACCTCAACAAAAAACAGAAAGAACTTACCAAAGAAGACAAACCTTCCGAATCTACAACTACTAATAATAATCTATTCGTTGGTTCCACTACAGACCTTCAGCGTATGCTGATGGGAGATGAAAAACTTATTGATCAGGACGATGATGAAGACGATATTACGTAAAGAAAACGACACCCAAGTAGTAAAAGTAACCGACAACACATTTACCGAATCCGAGTATGAAACTATACTCTTTGCCATGAAAGATATGGTGGATAATAATATCAGCACCATTACCACCAAAGATTGGCCAGAAGACTTGGTTTTTGGTGTCGATGGTCATAGTGATGTCTATCCAGTATTGTCACAGGAAGTCATGAAAATATTGGCAGACAAATGTATGTCTGTTCTTGACACTACCAAAAAATACGAAAACTATACTGCAATGTATTATGAGGGTCATGGTCAGTGCGGTCTAAACTGGCACACAGATAAAGCCTACAGTGCATCTGCATCAATCTATCTAAACGATGATTGGGAAGACAACTATGGTGGATATTTTGTTTTCAGGATGGAAGGTGGTAATAAACTAGGCACTTTAGTCAGACCCGATTTAGGTGTATCTATTTTTCAAAAGGGTAAAGTTGATCATGCCGTCACACAAACAAGGAGTGACGCACCCAAAAGAAAGTCTATACAGGTGTTTATAAAATGAGTTCCTACACCAAGGACTCTTACCTAGGAAATCCATTAGTAAAGAAAGATGGTGTTGCAGAGGAGTGGGACAAGAAAAAACTCCGTGAATATAAGAAATGTATGGAGAACCCTTCGTATTTCTGCAAGAAGTATGTCAAGGTAATCCATCTAGATAAAGGTCTAGTACCATTCAAACTGTATGATTATCAGGAGAAGATGTTTGACCACTTCAACGATAATCGATTCTCAATCGTTCTTGCATGTCGACAGTCCGGTAAATCAATTTCCTCTGTGGGATACCTTTTATGGTATGCCTTATTCCATCCAGAAAAGACTATTGCAATCCTTGCGAACAAGGGTGCGACTGCACGTGAGATGTTATCTCGTGTGACACTCATGTTAGAGAATCTTCCTTTCTTCTTGCAGCCTGGGTGTAAGGCACTCAACAAAGGTTCATTAGAATTTAGTAACAACTCTCGCATCATTGCTGCGGCAACCTCTGGATCATCCATTCGTGGTATGTCGGTCAACCTTCTATTCCTAGATGAGTTTGCGTTTGTAGAGAATGCCGCAGAGTTCTACACATCTACGTATCCAGTAATCTCATCTGGTAAAGATACAAAAGTTATCATAACAAGTACCGCTAACGGTATCGGTAACACGTATCAGAAACTATGGGAAGGTGCGGTACAGAAGGTCAATGAATACAAACCATTCCGTGTTGACTGGTGGGATGTTCCTGGCCGAGATGATAAGTGGAAAGCACAGACTATTGCTAACACTTCCCAGTTGCAGTTTGACCAAGAGTTTGGTAACACTTTCTTTGGTACTGGTAATACTCTTATTGAGGGTGGGGTATTATTGGACTTACGCGCTAGAGAACCTAAACTTAGACTAGAAGGTGGCGATTTATTAGTTTATGAAGATGTTGTTGAAGAAAACCAGTATATCATGACAGTAGATGTCTGTCAAGGCCGTGGACAAGATTATTCTACATTTAATATCATTGATGTTTCAGTTCAACCATTTAGGCAAGTTTGCGTGTATCGAAACAACAGGATTTCTCCCATCCTGTTCCCAAATATAATTTACAAGTACGCTACCCTTTATAACGAGGCATATACAGTTATTGAAAACAATGACCAAGGTATGGTGGTTTGCGTGGGTCTATATCAGGACCTAGAGTACGAAAACATTCACCTTGAGTCTGCAATAAAAGCGGATGCAATTGGTATTCGCATGGACCGAAAAGTAAAACGAATAGGATGTTCGTCAATCAAAGATATCATCGAAGCGGGTAAACTGGATATTGTCGATGAGAATACGATCATGGAAATATCTACATTTGTGTCTAAAGGAACATCCTTTGAAGCGAGTGACGGTAACCACGACGACTTGATGATGAATCTTGTGATGTTCGGATACTTCGTAGGGACACAGTCTTTCGGTGATATGACAGATGTGAATATAAAACAGATGTTGTTTGATCAACGCATGAAAGAGATTGAGGACGACATACCTCCATTCGGTATCATAGATGATGGGTTAGATCATGTTCCCTCTACCGATGTTTACGACCCCTATAGCACATCTGGATGGAACGACTACGAAACCGATATTTGGTAAATTTCCGGAAAGTATAAATAGTTACATTGAATTATTTTTCCGTATTATGCTAACTTATTATACCTTAACTAAAGAAGGACACTATCATGACTCTTAAATTTTCTGAGTCGCCAGCAGTACAAGTCAAAGAAATCGACCTAACAGGTGTTGTACCTGCGGTGACTTCTACGACGGGTGCTGTAGTTGGTGATTTCAATTGGGGTCCCGTAAATACACCTGTTCTAGTTGGAAATGAATCTGAACTAGCTTCTGTATTTGGTACACCATTATCCGGAGATGCAGCTGCCGGACATTTTCTTTCTGCTGCGTTATTCCTAAAATACTCTTCAAGTGCATACGTTGTTCGCGCTGATAAATCAAATTCCGTAAAATCAACGGATGGAATTTTTTCCGCGAAATACCCAGGCAAACTAGGCGACAGCATCACTGTCGATGTTTGTGATGCTGCAACATGGTCTGACACAACTACAGCAACAGTACAAGTAGATTCAGATGTTCAAGCAACAGACGAAGAAGGAAACTTACTATTTCTTCCTTTATTAGACGAAAACGGTGACATATTATACCTACCTCTATTAGACGAAAATGGCGATGAACAAGTGGATGGAAATGGTGATGTTATTTTATCGACGACACCTCAAGATTCGACAAATCCACGTTATGTTCAAATTGAACAGGACGCTCAAACTGACCCTTGGGCTTACCAGAGTCTTTTCGATTCAGCACCAGAAGGAGACGAATTACACGTTGTAGTCCTTCAAAACGTTGGAACTAAAGAACAGCTTGTTTTAGAAACTTATCCGTATGTTTCTAAAACTAAAGGTGATCAGTTAGATAACGGTACTACAAACTATGTCGCAAATGTTATCAATAAGACATCTACTTGGGTAACAGTAGACCCTACTGACCCAGTATCTTGGCCTAACACATATTCTTTATCAGGCGGACAGAATGGAGATACCCCATCTTACGATTACACAGTGTTTGATAATACGTCTACTATTCAGGTAGATTTTATAATCGCTCCATATGGTAGTTCATCAGCTGAACATGTTCACGTATGTGATATTG